AGTATTCCATGCCTTTTTTGCGTATGGGCAAGGTGGCATCCCATTAAATGTAGGGCTAGGCACTTCTAGAACCTTGCTTGACCAGTCCCTAATCTCATCTTTGATGAGTTTCATATCTAAGCGGCCATCGATGTACCTGGTACATTGCCAGGGGCTGTCCCTAGCTGGCCAATTAGTTTATTGCGGTTCTGTACTTCCATCATCTCGAGCTGACCCGCATATGTTTGAAGCCTCTTCGCGAAATTCTCGTCCTCTTGCATTCTCTGTTGAACATCCTGTGCCGGTATTTCGGGAGTTCCATGGATGTACTGTTGAAGCTGTTGCAGACGAAGCTGAGAGTTTACTCCCTGCTGTGGAACATTGACCACCTGACCCGATGCTATCTTGGCTATATCCGCAGAAGTTTCCTGAATCTCCTTATCGGTAGCCTCCTGTTGTGGCATGATTAATTGCGATGCCAGGTTAGGATCAATCGCTTCCAATACCTTGCGAAGATAAATATCGAATCGAGCCTGACCACTGCGGTCGTACTGAGCCATCAGCTTACCAACTGTATCAAGCTTTTCGATCACCTTGGATTCGTCCTGGTTCATCGAGTTCCAGCTAATGTTAAAATCATACAACTCAGCAGTTTCATCCAAAATAAGCTGTGCTCCCTGCTCATTATTTGTTACCCGAAACCAAATCATGGGTCCGCTGTAAGTTCGATCCAAGCACCATACACGCTTCAAAACTTCTTTCCATCCACTTAGCCAGCAGTTGACCAGGTGCTGTTTTATCACATTGGCCTCCACCGCATCGTCAGGTCCAGTCGCCCGACCTGTGATACGATTACACAACTGGCGGATTTGCATCTCCACTTCCATGCTTGCCTGCGAATAACGGGGGATCTCCATGAATCCGACCTCTCCCCTACGGCGTACCCCAAGCTGTGCTCCTGGTCCTAAACGCTCAGGCCTACGGCCAATCTGATATTCCACCGGTGGCATGGTGCTCATCGATGCTCGGTCTCGGCGACTATCGACTTCTGTCTTTACCGCCAACTCATAACTCTTAAGCAGTTCAGGGTATCCGCGAGAGTCCAGTAAACGATGGTTTAAATGCTCTCGCGTGATACATACGAACGGATATCTGCCTTCATCATATCCAACCGGCTCATGGAAACCTGCTTCATCCATCTCATCCGTCCAGCAGGTCTTGGTAACCACGGGAACATCATCCTCATCGAGTTCTTTCCGATAGGTAGTAACTACCCGAATAAGCCCCTCGTAGTGCTGACTGCCATAGCTTGTGCCATAGTCATAATGCATGGCCGAGTCGCTGTATCTCTCCTCGTAAAAATCTTTCGCCTTCTCAATCGCTTCATCAATCCACGCTTCATCCCATCCCTCATTTACCTTCTGCTTCAACGCTTCAGGCGAATAATAATGAATGCAGTGAATGCTCCTGGCGGATTCCAAATCGATTACATTACTGTCCACGATCAGTTCCCTGCCTAACTCGTATGCCTTAACCGCAGGACGATTTACGACCACTTTTTCGGTCGGAATTTCGGTCTCACCTGTATTCCGTAACTCGTTAAGCATCTTCTTGACCCTACGCTTTTTGAGCTTCGGAAAGAGGGGATAAAACATCTCCTCGACTCCCTCCTTCATCTCAGGATCTTCTATCGCCATTGCCAGTTCAGGCGATTGCTGGGCAATCTGCTCGAGGCTGATCGGTTCAAACTTTCTCGCCTTCTCCTGCTTCCAGTAAGTACCGAAGAAGGTTACCCCGTTCTGTAATAAATAATTCGCTCCAATCGATGACTCCCTCATCAGTTCATCCATCGTACCCATTCGCCATCGGAGAAACTCAGTAACCAGCTTGGCCGATGCCACATCTCCACTTTCCACGGGTGCCGCCACCAGGTTAGCCTTGGTCAACGCCTGTGTCAGGGTGGCAACATCGCCATCGATCAATGGATTAATCACATTCGGATCAAGGTCACTTGCCCCTGACCAGGGAAAGGCTTCAGGTCCACTCTTCTTTCCGTCACCCGTCTTGCCTGCCCACTCGTTGAAACGAACCTCCCGAGCATCTTCTGCCCGGTCCATCCATGTCGATAAATTCGCTTTTGCCCGCTCAAACTCGAACTTGAGTTCATCAACATCGGGCTTGTCTTCAAAAATCTGTACTTCGTTCTCCATCACTTTAATTTTCCAATCTTAACATTTTTAATTTAAAATTTCTCATGGCTTTGGACTGAATCCGATCAATCGTATCCTTTCCTACACCCACAAAGTCAGCTATCTGTTCCAAGGTGAAATTTTCTACCTCCCGCTCTTCCTCCATCGCATCCAATGCCTCATCCACAACCATCTCCCGAAGCATCAGATCGATCCTCCGTTGCATCTGTGCCTCAGTCTCATGCTTTGCGATACAGATCATCCTCCCCCTCGACTTTTCTCACCAATACCATGCTCTTGGGCGGATGGTTATCGTTTGGCCTCTTTATACACCTCCCGATCCCCTCCTTGTGCTCAAAGTAAATAAGCATCATCCGAACATTCGGGACCATCTTCAATACCCTCGCCTCCTCAATCTCCACTGTCTTCTTTACCTCCTCGAGCGGGACCACCGGCTTGCTCTCCTGCTTATATATCCGCTGGACAGTCGATCTCGCACATCCCGCCAACTCCGCCACCTTCGGCCAACTCATCCCCGAGTTCCTGGCCATTACGATCTGTTGCCTGACTGCCTTTGATATCTGTACATTTTTCTTACCCATCAATACGATCCTCCTCCTGTTGCCACCATTTCCTCCTCATCGAAGTATTCAAAATTGCCCACTGCGAAGTACCTGGCATTATCCACGAAATCCTTACTCGGACATTTTAATCCGGCAGTCGGTTGGTATGCCTGCATACAACTAATCAGATTCTGACACTCATCCGAAAACATCAGCCGGGGCTTATTATCCAAATCCATATCCCTGTTCCGATCCCATGCTAATAAATTATTAATCGCCTGGAGTCCTGTTTCGATGTCGAGTGCTTCCGCCGGCTCAACAATGATATCTTCATCCGATAAATCGTCTATGATGTTGGAAGATCCCTCCGACTTCTGATAACTCGCCGCCCCCAACCTCGGGTCGATTATCCGAGTTACCATATTATCCCCGCAAATCGATTCCATCCGCCTAATCTCATCCGCATAATCCTTTAATCCATACCCATTCGGTTGTGCCGCCTCTCCCGCACTTAGCTTGTCCTTGGTCAGGTCAATCCATCCACCCCAGGTGTCAAAATCAGGAAACTCCTTAACCGCCCAGGCGACCCCATGAGGATCGACTGCAAATAATACCATCGTCCAGGGCTTTGCTCCAGCAGGGTCAATCGATAATACCCAATTCGCATCCGTAAAATCAGGGAGATTTTCAGCCTGTACATAGTTGCGGTCTGTCAAATTTTTGAACACAGCCCTAGACTGCCTCACAGGGACTCCATAGGCACGACAGAGAATAGTCTCCCTCTTCTCCCCCTCCAATTGATTCTTCATCGCCGCCCATCCGCCAAAGGGGTTGGCCGCTGTATGAAAATACACCACAGAGCTGGCTTTGCGGATGGGCTGTTGAACGAGGGGAACCTCTTCACCGTCCAAAAGATCCGCTTTTGCCGATTCCACTGTTCTTGCTCCTGTGAGCATACTCTTTACCACCGAGTTCCAGCCATCAACGGCCGTGAAACTGATAATTCCCTTGGAATTGCGGGTAACTGTCCGAAAACGAAGTGTATTTACCCAGCTCATCGGTACCAATTCATCTGCCCAATAGCCGATATTATGGGTTCCGTTGACCGGTTCCTGCGGAACTCCGATCTCTCCACCCTCGATTGTGCTGATGTCCTGTTGCCAAAATCTAAAAATACACTCAGAGCGATTAGGCAGTGTGAATTTAGATGCAGTAAAGCCATTACGAAGGCTGTACATGACATATCCGACCTTACCCCTACCTAACGATTTAAACTCCTTTGGTAGGTACTTAAATATTAGCTTCTGCTGGAACTGTATACTGTTGGCCGATGTCTCCGTAAGACACCATATGATCGTTCCTGGGTTCTCAACAAGGGATTGCACTACCCGCTTGGCTGCCCATTCAGACTTTCCTGCCCTGTTCCCTCCCATAACGAGTATTTCCGAGTGATTCTTTAACTGTTCATCTGCCCGCTTCCAGGTATCCAGTTCAAAGCCACATCTGTAAGGATCATCCTTTTCATCTTTAATAGCCTGCTCCCTGGTCTCCCAATACGCCAAAATCGATTCAGGGGTCATCCGCAGGAGTTCCGATTTGCTGAGGGGCGGGAGAGCGGGATGGGGTGTCCATTCGAGTGGCATATGTCCATGTTAGCAGATAGAGCGGGTGGGCGGACATCGGGTTGGGCAATTTGTCAGAATTTTTTTATGGGACACAATCGGTCGCGGTGGCCGGCAGACCGCTCAACCTGACCCCCTCCCCCCCTGTCTGTTTGTCAGGATCATAATATTTTTTATAGTGCGAAATAGTGCGTTTTTTCCGTAAGTCACTGATATATATATGTATCCGTAACAAAACTAGATTTTTACGAGTTACGCATAATAAGGATTATGTCTAATTAGCCTTGCCAAATACCTTATTGATAATTCATTCTCAAATTGCTACACCGATTGATTTTATGCCTACAAAGCGACCAAGAAAGGTAGAATATGCCGAGAATCTACCAGCTAACCTAAAGACCGAAGAAGTCTGCCCAGGTGTATTTACTGGCCAACAGCTTTACGATAAGCGACCAAAGGACTACGCCAAAGTGGTTACAATGCTGGCACAGGGTGCAACGATTACCTCAATCACTAAAGCCTGTAAAGTTTCAGCCCATACGATTGCCGTAGTTAAATCTAGGGAACAGGAAGCCCTGAAGGACTCTAAAAAGCATTTGAGAGGCTTAATTGGCACTGCGACTCATCTTGCCGTAGAAAAGCTCATAACGAAGCTACAAGACGATGAGATACCAAACGGAGTCCTGCCAATCGCCACCGGCATATTAATCGACAAGCACAGA